CCATCAGGCGTTGTTGCGTCTGGCCCAGTATCATTTGGCCGAATCTATTCTGTGCTTAACGAAACTCTCCGCAGAGGTGGAAAATTCCGCAACGGAGCTATAGTTTTGCACCTCGATGCAAACCACCCTGACCTCGAAGAGTTCATCACAGCTCCACGAGATTTACTGCCTTGGGTTAAACGCTGTGTCAACATCAGCCCCTCTTGGTGGCACGCAATGGACGGTGTCACCCGACAGAAGCTCTACAAAGGTATTGCCTCTGGAGATATCTGGCTGACGAAGGTTAGGTACAACGACAAGCTGGAAAGGATCTACGGGAATGTATGCCTGGAGGTCCTCCTCCCCAGTCGAGGCAGTTGCCTCTTACAGCACATAAATTTAGGAGCTTGTGAACTTGGAAACCTCGGAGACGCCTTCGTGCAAGGAATGCAAGAGCTGTGCTCGTTGCATGGAACTACTGGAGTCGGCGAGACAGGAGAATATCTCCCTCCTGAAATTGATCGACAGGTTGGACTTGGCGTTCTCGGATTGGCAAACCTCCTACGGCGGTACGGAGTAACTTATCGACAGTTTGGTGACGCTCTTTGGGAGTTCCTGAACGACGAGATTGAGACCAGTACCGTTGCTCATGAGATTGTCAAAGCGTGGAACGACGGCATCGAACGTGCCTCTGTGATTGCACGTGAAAACAACATGGTGCGGGCCTTCGCCATTGCACCGACTGCCTCATGTTCTTACCGTTCCAAAGACTTGGACGGCTACACCTGTACTCCTGAGATCGCTCCCCCCGTGGGACGCACTGTTGATAGGGACAGCGGCACCTTTGGTGTCCAAACCTTTGAATACGGTGACGTGGAGATCGCCCAGGACGTTGGCTGGGATGACTATGTCCGTGTGGCTAACGGTGTTGTTGAGATGTATCAGCGGTCAGGCCTCTGGCACGCATACTCTTTCAACACGTGGTCAGACATGGTGACCTACGACCGTGAATTTATTGAGGAGTGGATGGTTGGTCCTCAGACCTCTATGTACTACGCACTGCAAGTGAAAGCTGACGTGCAAGATAAATCTGATGCCTATGCGGCACTGGAAGAAACAGAGGTAGATGACTATCTCGCCTCGCTTATTAACACCCCAGAACCACAATGCGATTGCGCTGAATGAACCCTTACGAAAAACTATTTAATCGAAAAAGAAGCTGGACACCTGTTCAAGGTACGAGTGGCAAAGTTGTAGAAGGAGCAGAGGAAGTCATTTTTAGAGCCCTTGCTTTGCGCCACATGGAGTTGCCCGTTGGTGATTTTATTCAAGATGCTTTGGAAAATGAAGTACCGGAAATGGCACGGAAGTTGCTTGCATCCAACGTCACAGACGAGATTAAGCATGACCTTGCACTCGGTTACGTGGCCGATTCTCTCGGCGTTGATCCAACGGCTGAGGCCGAAGCACTGCGGCTACGGGATGCCTGGATTGCTCATCCGGATCACACGATTGCCAAAGCAATGGTTGCCGAGCGTTCAATTTTCTTTACTTTGCTCCCGCTATTCCGCTTCCTCGGTAACG